CAGCATAACCGGTCCCGGTGCGGCCCTCGATATCTCCTACGCGGCCGGTTCTCCGTTCGTGCTGACAGGTGGTTCGACACATGTCAGTTTTCTCGACCTTACGATCAACTTCGCTCCGGCCAGTGGATCATACAACCTCATCGATCTCATTGGAACATTGGACCACCACCACTTGGCGATCATGGACATGCACTTCAATTTCGACGCCGCGTCCGGCAGCAACAAGATTGTCGGCAGGAGTGCGGGCAGCGCGAAAATTGACAGGCTGGAGATGCGCAGGAACTACTGCGCGGGTGCCGCGCTCGACTCGTTGTTTGATGCCGGTGTGAACGCCGAGGTGACGGAAACCGAGTTCGAGTCCAATGTCTGGAAGCGTGACGCTATAGGCGGTGATCCTGTCATCGACTTCAGCGCGATCACGTCTTCGAACTACAATCTGGCCAACAGGATCATGAGGAACACCGTTTCCAACTGCACTGAGTTCTACAAGAACCCCGCAACGGGCGGCGGGTCGAGCCACCCTGAGTACATTGTCGGCAACTTTATCACTGATAGCGGTTCGGGCGCGGGCGATGTCTGCATTGCTATTAATGGTGGCCGTGACAGGGGTGGCTATATCGCCCAGAACAGAATTGTCAACTACACCGGTGACTGGGCCATGCATGTTATTGCAAACCAGTCTGCGGCTTCGACAAAGCCGCAGATCATCGGTAATTCGTTCTATGATATCAATGGAGGTTCCGCCATTCAGTACCATGGCGCTCATGGCGGGACCATTGCGGATAATGACTTCACTGACTTTGGCAGCTACGGCATCAAGTTGAGCGCGGGTTGGGGTGGGGCACCGGGCTACGCCCTCGTGATTGCCAACAATACTTTCTATGGCGGCACACAATGTACCCACGATACTGATAGCAGTGGCGCTCATAGTATGTGTGTTCTGACTGGCAACACATCCTACAACGCGGGCGGCACGGCCTTCAGCAGCAATCAGGGCGACAACTGGGCGGTCATGGGCAACACGGCGTACAACCCGACGACCTACGGATTCACCGGGTTTACCTACAGCCAGTTTGTGGGCAACACCGTCAGAGGCGCTGGGAGTCATGGCTTCAACTGCTCCACTGGCTCGTCCTACAGCGGGAATCAGGCTACCAACTGCGGTGGCGCGGGTTTCAATGTGGACGCTGCTCGTGTCAAGTTGATCGGTAACACGGCAGGTGCGACGGTTGGCGGCGGTAATACGGGTGACGGCTTTTCCATTGGCAACAACGCCGATAACTGTCTGATTGTCGGTAACTACGCCTACGATAATGGAGATTATGGGTTCGACGAAAGCTCGGGGGCTGACGGCAACAGCTTCTCTGACAACTATTCTCTGAGCAATACGACCGGCGAGTTCAGACTTCTTGGGACGAACCACAAGAACGTCGAGAAGTTCGCATTCAGTTTTCAGAATTCAGGCGCGGTGTTGAATACCGGCAACAATATCGCCGGTGGTGCTTACGTCCCGTATGATTGTGAAATCACGAGTGCGATCCTGCTTGCTGACCAGTCAGGGTCGGTTGTCGTTGATATCTGGGTGGACTCCTACTCAAACTACCCCCCGACTGTTGTTGATTCGATCACGGCAGCCGCGAAGCCCACGTTGTCTTCCGCGATTAAAGGCCTGGATTCGACCTTGACCGGTTGGACTACAGCATTGTCAGCGGGAGATTTCATTTTGCCGAACATAGATTCAGTTTCAACGATCACTGAGTTGAAGTTGATACTGACTGTGGAGAGACGGTAATGCTGCACGAAATCCTCTACCATCGAACCGCGCCATGGCTGGTGGGCGAGAAGAAGGAGGAGCGTGAGGTCCGCTTCCGCGAGGAGCCGCGCGCGCTCGCCGTCGAGGAGCGATTCCCCGGCAGCTACGCCGGGCGGGTGATATCAATTCGTCCCGTCCGTGACGTTATTCAGAAACGCCTTCCCTCACTCAAGGAAATGGCGAGCAAGGACTGGCCTGTCGTGGTCCTCGATCTCTCACCGGCCGAGGCGAATGCCGTCGCGTGCGGCGGTGCGAAGATCGTAGACGGCAAGCTCGCCAACGTAACGTTCGAGGACCGCCACGGGGCGGTCGCCCCGATGCTCCGCAAGCAGTTCGCGCACCCCGAGGAGATCGAGGCATATTCGGAAGATGAATTCGACATCGATGGTAGGCAGTTCGCCGCGCTGGCCGATCTCGCGCGCGACCTTCTCCCGGCTGCAGAGACGCACACGGGCACAGGCCTATACTCTGTCAAGGAAACGCCGACCCACAATGACGATACGCAGTCGGGCGCGGTCGCGGGCCAAGTCGTGACTCTCACGACCGGGGGCCTGGGGACTTCCGACGCCTTCAAGGGCGGCTACGTCACGAACGCCACGCGTTCTGAGACGCGGGCAATCGTCAATCACACAAACGATACGGTCACGCTCGAAGGCGACCTCTCCGCGTGGGCCGACACCGACGACCTCGACATCTACGACGCCTGGAGCACGATTCAGGGCGCGCTCGACCAGCTCTGGACGGACCAGGGCGCGACGAAGTTCACGGCGATGCAGTATGTCCGCATCTTCGCTGGGACGTATGCGGAATCTGACATCACCCCCAACAGCAGCCTCGATCCGGACCCACGCTACGGCTACACCCTGTGCATCGAAGGCGACCCCGACGACGAGCGCGCGAATATCGTCGTCGCGACGACCAGCGGCACATATCAGTGGGACTGCAGGATGAATAGCTGCATTCTGCGGCACATGACATGGACGAGCTCTGGCATTTCGAACTACATGTTCATGGCTCACTACTCCAGCACCCAGTTGGTCATGTTGCTGGACCTCGACATCACCACAACAAAAGCGTCGTACGTCTACCGGACCCTCGTGGTCGAGGATTGTGTGTGGACGGTCACGGTCAGCGGGCAAAATGTTGTGTCCTACCTCGGAAATGGCGGCGGCGGGTTGTTCGCCGCACGTTCCACGTTCCGGAATACAAGTGGATCAGCCAGCGGGTCCGCGTTTGGTGCGGTTGCTTGCGATGTATGCTTCGAGGCGTGCAGCTTCAGTAACTGGATCAATGTTATCGCAACCACCGGGACCACAGATCGGCAACATGCCGTGTGGCGCTGGAGTAACTGCACCATTCATGACTGCACATACGGTATCCGTCCGTACCGCGGCATTGCGGGACCGATCCACGTGACAAATACGATCTTCAAGGATGTGACCTATCCCTTTGAGTGCGACTCCTGGCCCGAGGCCACGGCCTCCACGTGGGGGCCGAAGTATGTCCTGCGGAATAACTGCTACCACGGATATACGGCATTCGCCGACCTACAGCAGGGCTTTGCGACGAAGACCTATGCGCAGTTCGCGGCGCTCGATTTCGTTGACGCCTCGGGCGACCTCGACGCCACCGATCCGCTCCTCACCGACCCGGCAGCAGGCGACTTCTCGCTCGGCACAGGTTCGCCCTGCATCCACGCAGGAGCGGGGGCAGGAGTTCAAACGGGGATTAACGGTGAGAGGTTTGATCCATTCCACCCCGATCAGGGCGCGTGGGCGAGCGGCCTTGGGCCGAATATAGCCGTGGGAACATGATGTTTGTTCTACGTCGTCTGACGATGTTACAGAGTTGATTGAGGGTGCTTGACGCCATTCGTTTGGTCAATGGGGGATAGCCAGTACGGAGGACGAGAATGCAGCCGTCAGAAACGTCCAAAGTCAGAGAAATGGTTTGGCCTTGGGTCAAGACTGGCGATGGTCTTGATGTAGGGTGCGGTCCTGATAAGGTACATCCGGAGTGTGTCGGTATTGATGTCGGGACTTTCCCGGGCGTTACCACGGGAACGGCAGAGAAGTTGCCGTTCGATGAGGACTCGTTCGACTGGGTGTATTCGGCACACTGCCTTGAGCACCTTGACCACCCCGATACCGCCATTGCTGAGATGGTCCGAGTCCTCAAGCCAGACGGCACCCTTGTCATGTACATGCCGTATCGGGATTGGTACGATAAGCCATTGGGTTTTCCAACTTATCACCAGCATACCTTCCGGCCATCAGACATTTTGGGGATGGTCAAGAAGCATTGGCCCGACATGTGGATCGTGACCGAGGAGCTACGGGGTGGTCCACGACAAAACGACGAGCAGGAGTACAGCTTCCTCCTGATCCTGAAGCGCAAGGAGCCGAAGAACCCGAAGAAGTTCTACGTCAGCAACTGGCCCAACATCGGGGACACCGCCTCACTGGATGCACTCCTGCATGCACTGATGGCCAAGTATCCTTCCTGCGAGATTCATCTGGCATACGATAACGCCAAGCTCTTCGATTTGCCGGGCGTCACGGTGACACCAGACATAGGGGGCGTATGCTGGGATGGTATCCTACACACGTTGGCCATTGGGCAGTATCACAACTACCTACGCCGCGAGAAGCATTTCTACACCTTCCCGATCTGGGTGGCCATCGACAAGGGATGGCTGACTGAGGATGACATTCCTGAGGACCCAAGACCGGAGCCGCTGGTCTTCACGGAGGAAGAGAAGACGTGGGCGACGAAGCATCAACCCAAGGGACAGTTCGTCGCTCTGATTCCGTTCGCCGGTCATTATCCTCGTGACTGGTACCCGGAGCGGTGGCAACGAGTAGTTGAATGGTTGACCTCTCGGAATTTCGAGGTTGTCTCCCTTGGGGTGAAGTCGATTGGCTTCAAGATGAAGGGCTTCACTGATTTGGCAGGCAAGTCTACCGTTCGGCAGGCTGCTTGTCTGGCATCGAAGGCCGCCTGCGCCGTTGGTGTTGATACTGGGATGTTCCATCTGCTACCGCAGCTTGGCTTGCCGTGCTTAGTTCTCTCTGGCCCGTCGCGGTTTGATACGACTTTCTCCAAGCCTGCTCGGCCTCTCTATCGCAATGACGCTGGCTGCCAGCAGTGCTACAACGCGGTCTCGAAGGACTGGTTCTCCGAGGGTGAAGAGTATCCTATCCATGCGAACTGCGATTGCAGGAAGACAGCTTGTATGGAGGCTATTTCAGTTGGTCGAGTTATCGACAAGCTGGCGGAGATGTTGGACATCGATACCGGGAATAAGGGGTTGTTGTCAGTCTGCATGATTGTTCACAATGAGGAGAAGCAACTGGCTGATGCTATTGGGTCAGTCCATGAGTACGCTGACGAGATTATTGTTGCGGACACGGGTTCGACTGACAAGACGAAGGAGATCGCTGTAAGCTTCGAGAAGGTCAAACTGTTCGACTTCGACGCAGGTACTCCGATCAGGAGCTTCTCCGAGGCCCGGAATTTCTCTTTCTCGAAGGCCACTAGTAAGTATGTCATGTGGCTTGATGCCAGCAACGTTGTGTCTGACCTGAGCGTTGTGACGAAAGCACTGGTTGATGGGAATTATGATCTCATCCGCCTCTTCACCAAGAGTGGCGGCGATACATACCGGCGTGATCGTGTTTGCCTCCGGGTTTTCGCCAAGTTTGTTGACCGGGTGCATGAGACAATGCAAGGTGACGGCCTACGAGCAACCGAACTCGATTGCGTCATCACGCGAACATGGCAGAAGAAAGTAGGTCGGGAGGACTCTCTTGAGAGGAACGTTCGTCTGCTCAAGATGATGCTTGCAGAGAGTCCAACCAGTTCGAGACGATCTCGCTGGCTCTATTATCTGGCGCGAGAACTTCGAGATATGGGCAAGACCAACGAGGCTCTTGCTTACTATAGGAAGAGGGTCAACGCTGGGGGTTTCTGGGAGGAGCAGGCACAGGCTGCTCTTCAGATTGCTCACATCGAAAAGAACTCCGGCAATTTCCACCAAGGACTTCTGGCGGCGTATGATGCCTTGAAATACTGCGATGGATGGCGAGATGCCTACTATCTGATAGCGGACTGTTACTTTGGTCTTAAGGAGTACGAGAAGGCAATCCCATGGTTGATACACACCATGTCGATCCCAAAACCACAGACCATCCTGTGGAAGTGGGAAGCGGTATATCAGTATCTTCCTCAGTTGTTGATGTCTATGTGCTACGACGCGATGGGGAATCACGCCGAGGCGCTGGGCTGGGCAAAATCTGAGTTGAAGGATGCGCCGCCAGATCAGCATCCACGTATCGTTGCTCGGATTCAACAGCTTGAACAGAAGGTGAGGTAAACCATGGCGTTTGATCCATACATCCCTCGTGAGAAGACGCCCACGTCCTCGGAAGAGATCAGGAACAATTTCCTTGGCCTTGCGATACACCACCGTGGGGTCGCCGCTCCTGCGAATCCTCAGATTGGATATATCTGGCTAGATGTGGCTGAGGATGAGAACTGGAAGCTGCGTCAGTACACGAAGAATCAATCACAACCGGCAGTCTGGGTCACCCTGTTTGAGCACGTTGAGAGTACGCCGAGTGCTCCGGGTGGTGGCGGCGCTACAGGAGCTACTGGTGACACTGGTGCGACGGGACCCACTGGACCAGCAGGGGGTGGTGGCGGAGGCGGAACAGGCATTGAAGACACCACGTGGGATCAGGTTTATGAGTTCGATCAGGACCCAGGGCTAGTTCGGTTCAACGAGGTGCCTTGTACCCTCACAACTCCTGTTGGACAGGGTTGCATCATTTTGGGCATTAAGTTTGTGGCGGCTGGCATCATCGAGGATGGTCCATACATCAGGAGTGACCCGTTGAATATGGTCGCTTCTACTGGTTTTGATACAAACTCCCAAGGTAATCGAACAGTGGACATCTTTTGGAATGATGAGAATGTTCCTGTGCGGCCCAGTACTGGCATCTGCCAGATTGAGTGGACTTGGAATGGTATCAAGTTTACAGTCAATCTGACTGTCTCAAAACTGGCAAGTTTTGTAATCACGAGTATCAACCCTTCGAGTGGTGAAATTGACACGGACCTTCAGGTGTACGGTGGTCCCTTCGATATAGAGGAACCCGGAAGGTACAAGGTGCGTTTCTACGAAACAGGTAGCGAAGACCCTGCTGATTCAGTATTTGCGTCGGATGTTGATCCAGAAGGTGCCTTCATTCAGTGTCTGGTTCCGGGACTGCCAGTGGGTGGTGTGTATGATATTGACGTTGTGGACGACTTGACTGCCGTTGTTTCAAACAAGCTAGTGGGCGCGTTTACCTACGAAGAGTAGGGACTTGGTGATTAAAAAGAGGTTTGTGGACGTATATTCTTGTAGCAGCACAAGGGGGACGGCATGGTTGGCTGCATGGGGATAGGCTGGTAATGGACCAGCGGCTCCATAGTGGGAGCTTACCCTGCAGCCCCTGTCGAAGGGAGTAGTAGCATGTGTGCAGTGGCAATTTCGCCGGGGGTCTATACACGTGAACTCGATTTTAGTGTTTACGCCCCGAGGCTGGCGTCAACGATCTTCGGGATCGTGACAACGGCTACTAAGGGTCCGTTGAATGAGCTAACGCTCATTACGGACGAGGCGCAGTTGGTGGATACGTTTGGGCCACCAGCCCCTGAGCACTATGGTATGTACGCCGCGATCCAGTACCTGCGGGCTGGCCGCATCTTGCTCGTGGTTCGGGTTGCGACCTACGACCAGACGGCGCAGGGTTTCTTGAGGAACGGTGCCAACACTCAGAACGCGGCTCAGATCGATCCCACAAGCTCCGGCACGTGGGGCAACGATCTCACGGTCGTGGTCAGCAGCACTCTGGGTACCGGTTACCGGTTGAGCGTTCAGTTCCGTGGTGTTCAGGTCGAGGTCTACGATGGCGTTGTCATCGGGGCTGCGAACGCGAACAGCCAGAACTACATCGAGACGCTCATCAATGGGCAGTCGCAGTACATCACCGTGACGGACTTGAACGGTGCTGACACGACGCTCAAGACTGGCACCTTCACCCTCTCGGGTGGCGACGACGGCGCCCCTGCCGATGACAGCGATGTTGTCGGGACACAGATTGGGAACACCCGCACGGGTCTTCAGTTGTTTGAGGACCCTGAGTCTGTGGACGTGAACCTGATCGCGGTGCCCGGTCGCTGGGAGCGGACGATTGTCACATCGATTATCACGCTCGTTGAGCAGCGGCAGGATTGCCTTGGTATCATCGACCCGCCTT